CTTTGTGTAAACACAATGGCACCAGTTGAATCTACGGCTGCACTCACACCAGGAACACCAGCAGAACTTACCGCAGTAATAAATGCCGCAGCAGTAGTTCCGCTAATGGTAGCAGTCACAGCGGTAGTAAGGCTGGTTGAGTTTGCTACAGATGTTTGAATAGTAAATTGGTTACCATTTGTGAATGTAGGTGTAGATGTGCTACCTGTTATCACAGTGGCTCCTTGAGACGCCCGCTCAAACACCTGCAGAGTGTAGGTGTTGTTGTAGGGATATGCTGCAACTCCACTGAGTTCTGGATTCACATTGTATTGTGTATATGTTGTTCCAACAGCAATATTTTTGCCGCCTCCTGTGGGGTCCAGAGTTGCATTGGCACTCCAGTCATTGGCATATACAGCGGCAGATTGCTGTACAAATGCACCTAGTGCAGTACTGTATTTTTTCACAACCATTGAGGTTCCAAGATTGCTGCTGGTGATCTTGTTCCAGACACTGCCTGTGGGTCTACGTTGGTCGTCTGTGGTTCTCCAGCGTGGCACAGTGAAGTTGGCACTTTGTTGCAGAGTAGGAGCATAATTGGTCCTGTCAGCAGTGATGCCCAAGGTAGTTAGCAGCCCTGCTGTGGAACCTGCTGAGTTAACAACAATAATACCGTCGTCGGCTGTGGAATTGTCGGCTGTGGCGCTGGCATCAGCAAATAAACACAGTTTATCATTGATCACTGCTGAGTAAACACCAAGAATGTTGGCAGTATTAATAGCGCCGCTAAGACCAAAAATATCATTGTTGGGAGAAACAGGAACTGCAACACTTGTACCATTGATAACAATGGTATTGCCAGCTGTAAAATCAGCTGTTATAGTGTTGGCCCCTGTCAGGGTCGGCCAGCTCAGTTTCCAATCATTAGACCCAACTAGAACCCAGTTGTTATACAAGTCCGACAATGCAGTGGCAGTGGTGTTTGCAACCGATGCTGTGCCATTTTTGTAATATATAGGATTGGCAACGTTGGTTGCAACCACGGCGTAATCGCCAATGCTGCCGTAATCTTGCGAAGGGACTCCGCTGGTGAGATCTGCGGTGCTGGTAATAACCAACGGCACTTGATTGCTGAACGCACCAGTGGTCAGATTCCATTCAAATATGCCCCAGATAGTGTTGGCAGTGTCTAACCAGAATGTACCATCATTGGGTTCACCTGTGGGGCGAACCAGGCTGGCAGTGAGCTCAGAAAGATCAATATCCACACGTTGGACATACGCACGATTGGTGATACCCAAGGCAGAGTAAGCAGCCAACAAACCATATTCGTTGAGCTCGTAACCATTGATTGGTGTACCCACTGTGGTTTTGTAGAAAAACGGATTGCCAAATGTAGCTGATAGATCACGTTGACTAGTGACCAAATAAACTTTATTTGCGTTGGCAGCCAATGTGCCAGCTGCAACACCCACGCCAGAACCTGAAACTTTGTTTTGCGCCGTGGCGATCAACATGTAAGGTACTGAGTTTGTGGCTGCAGGAATGTAATTTGTTTCGTCAATTACAGTGACTTGAACTCCGGGTGATACTAGTGCCATTTTGGCTCCTTTAAAAACTTATGTAGATATTTATCGGATGATGACAAAACCAGTGGTGTTGCGTTGCCCTTTGCAAAGGTTCGCGTGATAAATACCCCATGAGACCCATATGTGCTGCTTGTAATCAACGCTTGGTAGCGGTGAACTACACTCGTGACGATGTTGTACACTATCGAACCAAATGCGATCACTGCATTAGAAGAAACAAAAAAATAAAGCCGCCTGAGGCCCTGTGGAAGAAGGCCGGCTACAAGAAAAAAGCCACATGCGATAGATGCAGCTTTAGATCACGATACGCTGGCCAGTTACTGGTGTGTCACATGGACGGAAGCATGCGCAACGTGTCCTTGAACAATTTACGCACAGTTTGTTTGAACTGCATGGAAGAAGTAAAACGGCTTGATATACCCTGGGTTCCCAACCAGCTTCAGGCCGATCGTTGAGTTACCAGCTGCTGCACCTGTTCATACAAGTGATCTAGACTGGAATTGTTGTCCAGCACAGCATCAAACTTGGTGCCTGCCCAGGCATATTCGCTGGCATGAATTTTACTACGGTCCAGCTTGTCTTTGCTGATGCTCCAGCTAGAGTTGCCATCGGGTCCGTGGTTTACGCTGACTGCTGCATCATACCAGGCAGGTTCAGGTCCACGTGTGACTCGCACCACAATGCCGCCTGCGGCCTTGATTGACTTGATTTCGTTGGGAAATCTGCAATCACTGATCACAATATCGTCTGTGGAGTTACGCAGTTTGTTTTCCAGACTTGCAATCCAGATATCGTCGTGAAAGCCTTGTCTACAAACTTCTGTACCCCAGTATTGCAGCACCCAACGTGGAGTTAGTTTGGGCATTTTCAAACGTTCTGCCCACCAAGGATCCACTTGTTCGCGCCATTCGCGGGCTTGTTTGGTACGGCCTTCCAGCAGTTCTCGGTTCCAGCCAAACACATGGCTCACAGCGTCCTTAAGTGTGTTGGCAAAACTTTCTCTACGGAATTGATGTATGTTAACAAGATAATCTGCAATGGTATCTTTGCCACTTGAAATAAATCCCACAACTCCTATGATCATTTTAGTTCCTTTACGTTGAGATGTTTTAGTGTGGCTTGCAGCATGCCAATTTGACGGCGGCAGTCCTCCAGTGAGTGGTGTGAGGTAGACGGGATAGGCTGGTCAGGCCACAAACTAAACACTGTTCTTGAGTCTCTTACCTGAAAATATTTCCAGGGCAAAGGCTTGTTATAACTCTTGTAGGCATGCTCAAGAATGTTCATGTCATATGTGGGACCTTGACTCCAGATCAGTTTTGAGTGCCAGATCATTTTGGCCAATTCGTCTAGTGCCTGATCCAGGGGAATACGGTCTTGTTCGTTGAACGCTTCTTCGCGGGCATGGTCGGGTTGAGTAGCCCACCATGCAATTGTGCCGTCATCGATAGCACGATTTTCCTGACTTTCTAAAGTGACTCTGGCATAGTAATGTTTGTCGTACCAGCCCGTGCCAAACGGATCAAACGTTTGAGCAGCAATAGTAAGAATGGTTGTGTCCGGTCCTGTTGCCAGGCCTTCGAGGTCAATCATAAGGTGCATTTAATGATTGTAACAGAACTGCAATAGTTTGTCGAGTAGTGTTTAGCCGATAACGAAGGTTAATGGTTGAGAAGCATCCACATACAGTTTGAGCTCTTCAATACACTTGTCCATTTGTGCCTGTGCTTCGGCCTTCATTGCTGCGCCATTGAGAGTGCCGCCACCGTTTGGTCCGGCAATGGTGCCAAATTTCTCACGAGCTTCACCAATGATCATTTTGCTGGCTGCTACCATGTAGTCCTTGATCCATTGCTGGATCTGGAAATCGCCCAACAACTGAATTTCAGGTTTGAGATTGTAGGTCCACAACAGAACCACTTCGCCGTAGCCGGTTGGGCTGCGGATAAGTTGCAGTTTCTTGGTAACCGGATTCCAGGTGTAGTTTATAAAGCCGCCAAACATTCTAGCTGCCAATTCCACATACTGAGTATAGAAATCGTAGGTGGCCAGGCCGCCTGATTGGTTGAAGTTGATCAGGTACACATTCATCTGTGCCTGACTAAACGGGTCAAAATTAGAACCTGTTGGACCCGAAGCGATACCAAAACTGCGTCGGAAAATCTGTCTAACACTCTGCACTTCTTGTGGCAAGGTATAGATGTTCTGCTGATTTACCAACTGCATAAAGCTGTAGCTTTCTTCGTAGGCATTGTTGGCCCGTTGGCGATAGGTGCCAACGGTTCTTTGATACGCTGCTTCTAAGTGAGCAGGATCAAGTTCAAGGTCAATGATTTGATGGCCCAGTTGTAGGCGTACATACTCAAAGAGATTGGTTTTTAGCGTGATTAAATCAATAGATTGTTGTTCGACCATTAGGGGCTCCGTGCCCTATATTTAGTCTTTTACCACGCCTTCAGTATAACCAGGTTCTCGGTTCCACGACCGTTGAACTGTGTCTCTGTAGTGGTTAGATCTTTGTAGATCTTTCTAGCAGCCGGCTTGCCTGCAGCCTGCATGGCCCGCACAATGTCAGCGGGTTTGCGCACAGTTTTCTGTACACTTTCTGCGGTGCTAAAACCAATGATGCTGTTGCTCTTGATAGTAAACGTGCCCACGTGCGAGTCTGCTACCACATGGATCAGTTTGCGTTTTTTGCTGTCATACAGCCAGGCTTCGCTCTTGTCCACTAGGTTTGCAGGAGCAAGCCCTTTGATTTTGAGGTCCACAATTTCGGCCTGGAACTTGAACTTGGCTGCACGTTTTTCTGGGCTGATGGCCTTGGCCTTGCGTGGCTTGCGGTCAACCTTCTTGATCTGTACATATGCACCGCAGTCATTGATCACTGCTTCACAAAACTTCACAATACCGCGCATTTGAATCTTGGTGAAGTTGCTGTAGCCTTCTGCTAGTTGGGCATCTTTGCCGCCAATCACAGTTTCAAATTCTACAAGTTTGCGTTTCCAGTCCACGGCAATTTCGTTCACCATTTGTGGTGCTACATTTTTGCCACGGATGACGGTAATGGGTTTGATGTCTGCACTCATCTTGGCGCCGGACACCACAAAGTCATCAAACAGGCCTTCTAGCTCGCCTGCACACTCGCTAAGTTTTTCTCTCAATCGATCCTGGATTGTTTGGCGAGCCGGGGCTGTGTCTGTTTTTTCCACTTCTACTTGTTGAGTGGTAGCCAGTGTTTCTGCCAACATGTTGTCTAGTTGAATCTGTTCTGCTTCTGTCAGGTCCAGGCCCACCTGGCTCATTCTGCACATCCAGCCTGTGGTTAGTCTCAGTGCAGAATCAGGAACACCGCGAAGCAGTCGCACATCGTTCTTGCGGCCGTGAGTTTCTAAATAGCTCACTACCATGTCTCTGGCATCCTTTTTGCCATAAAAGTAATTGTACCAGCTAAACGCCTTGGTCAGCTGACTTATTCGATCATAAATGGGCTGTACACGCCAGGTAGGCTCATCGCCCATAAATTTGGTATCGGCGCTGCGTGGGTTTAATGGACGCACAGTTGCGCGAGCTGTTTGAGCAGTGGCAGTGGTTTTCATGTTACTCCTTACTAATGCAGTAATTATAACACAAACAGGATTATTGGTCAACTGACCCATAAATACATTACCATGCCCAGATTATCACTATACAAACCCAATCGCTCAAACGACTATCAGTTTTTCGATAGAACAATATCGGAAATGTATCAGGTTGGCGGGGTTGATGTATACCTGCACAAATACATG